ATCCTGCTGAACATAAGTCACATAATCTAATTGAATTGAACAATGGACAGTATGCACTGTATCCAAACAATAGAATGAGAATTTTTGACAATAGTTTAACACCTGTTGAACCTAAAATGCCTGATTTTAAGGTATCAACTCAATATTATCAGGTTGAAAATGGTTTTGATCGACTTGGAATGGGTCGTGAGGACGAATATTTTTGGAAAACAGCAAAAGAAAGAGAAAATTTACCAAAAACAGAGGAAACTGATGGAAAATCATGATTTTTTAGACAATTTAGCAAATAATCAGCATCAAAAGATGCTTCGTGAGATTGCAAATGACAATCAAACACCCAAAAAACGCGATTCTCTTAAGGAAACTGATCTTTTTGAGGTTGATGAAGTCATTTCAGAGACTGAACCAATGACTCTCAACGAGTTTTGATCTAATACTCTAATAAATAAGTTATAATCGCAGCATTCTTGTGCCTTTAGAAAGGGTAAGTCAGGGTTTTAAGGATATTAGTATGACTTTTCAGAGTAATCCTCTGACAAGTGATATTATTGCACTCAAAAATGAAAACGCAATTGCTCGTTCTATAAGAAATATTGTATTTACAATCCCTGGTGAAAAATTTTTCGATGAATCGTTTGGATCTAACATCAACAAATCACTTTTTGATAATATTGACGAGTTATCAGCACTAATCATTAAAGATCAAATTACTGAATCTATTGAAAGCTTTGAACCAAGAGTTCAGTTGATTCGAGTTAATACTTTTCCAGATTTTGATAATAATAGTTTTGATGTAACAGTGATTTATGAAATCATTGGAGCTGATATACCACCACAAGAACTACAATTTGTTTTGCAACAAACTAGGTAAAAATGCCACTAGCTAATTTCACAAACCTAGACTTTGGTCAGGTTAAAACAACACTTAGAGAATATCTAAAGGAGAACTCTAATTTCACTGACTATGATTTTGAAGGGTCTAATCTTTCAACCATTCTTGATGTTTTGGCATATAACACTTACATCACTTCATATAATGCGAACATGGTCGCAAATGAAGTATTCATTGATAGTGCGACATTAAGAGAAAATGTCGTATCATTAGCAAGAAATATTGGATATCTTCCAAAATCTAGAAAAGCAGCAACCGCAACGATTAGTTTCTTTGTTGATACATCTAATATATTACCAGTACCAAGCACTATTACCCTTAAAAAAGGCATTGTATCTACAAGTCAAGGTTCTTTTGGTAAGCAGTCATATACGTTTTGCATATTAAGTGATATAACAGTTCCTGTCGTAGATAATATAGCATCTTTTAATGATATCTTTATCTACGAAGGAAGTCTTTTAACTTCTAATTTTACATATAGTTCAAGAACTCCAAATCAAAAATTTGTTTTACAAAATTCTGGGATTGATACTGATTTAATAAATGTTACTGTTAAACCAAATGAGCAGTCAACTAGAAGTGTAAAGTATAGTCGTCAAGATAGTCTTTTTGATATTAAATCTGATTCTAAAATATATTACCTCCAAGAAGTTGAGGATGAAAGATATCAAATAATTTTTGGTGATGGTATTTTTGGTAATAAACTTCAAGATAATAACTTTGTTACTGTCGATTATATTACATCAAATGGTGATGCTGCAAATGGAGTAAATCAATTTACTTTTGCTGGTAGATTTGTTTATACAAGAAATTCTCAAGAATATACAGTAACTAGTGGAATTTCTCTTCTAACTACTGGAATATCTGCATCTGGTGGCGAATCTATTGAAGGTGTTGAATCTATTAAGAAATTTGCACCAAGAATTTATGCTTCTCAAAATAGAGCATTAACATCAAATGATTATGAAACTTTAATTCCTGCAAAAATTTACCCTGAAACAGAATCCATTTCAGTATTTGGTGGTGAAGAATTAGTTCCTCCACAATATGGAAAAGTATTCATTAGTATCAAACCAAGATTTGGAGACTTTATTCCTAATCTCATAAAAGAAAATATAAAAAATAAATTAAAGAAATATGCAGTTGCTGGTATTATTCCAGAAATTTTAGATCTTAAATATTTGTATCTAGAAGTAAATACAAAAATTTATTATAATTCAAATCTAGCCCCATCAGCAGCATATGTTTCAACAGTTGTTCAAAACAATACAACAAAGTACTCTGAGTCTACTGAATTAAATAAGTATGGTGCAAGATTTAAATATAGTAAATTTTTAAAAATGGTTGATGATAGTCATGAATCAGTGACTTCAAACATCACAACCGTTGAAATGAGGAGAGATTTGAGGATTGTTTTAAATACATTCTCAGAATATCAAATTGGATTTGGAAATTCTTTTCATATTAAAAATATGAGTGGATACAATGTTAAGACATCTTCATTTAGAATTGCTGGAATTCAAGAAAATGTATACTTATCAGATATTCCAAATACAAATAGAGTAACGGGTTCTCTTTTCTTATTTACATTACCATCTATTGGATCACAATCACCCACAATTGTTAGAAGAAATATTGGAACTATTAATTATGTAAGTGGAATCCTAACATTGAATCCTATTAATATTTTAGCTGCAAAATTAAAAGATGGACAGCCCATTATTGAAATTGGTGCAACTCCAACTTCAAACGATGTTGTCGGATTACAGGATCTTTATTTGCAACTAGATATAAGTAGCAGCAATTTTGAAACGATTGTTGATGATATAGCATCTGGACTAGATCCATCTGCTTCAAGTTATATTGTGTCTTCCAGTTATTCAAATGGAAATTTAGTTCGTTCAGGAGGTCCAGATTCAAATACTGTATCTGGAACACCAACAGGAGGTTCTTCTACATCTACATCTACAACAACCACGCAACAATCAACTACATCAACTGCTGGTTCATCAAATTCATCAGGTTCAATTACATACTAAGAAGATAAAATCATAAAATGTCAGAAACTAGAGTCCAGTTTAATACTATTGTATCAAATCAACTTCCTTCATATGTAAAGGAAGACTTTCCACTCATTTCTGAGTTTTTAAAACAATATTATCTTGGGCAAGAGTATCAAGGTGGACCAATTGATCTTATTCAAAATATTGATAGGTATATTAAATTAGACGAAACTACAAATTTATCAGAATCTGTAGTACTAAGTGGTGATCTTGAATTTGATGCGGAAACTATTAATGTTGATCCTGGAAAATCTCCAACTGGAACAAATGGATTTCCAGATTCTTATGGACTTTTACAAATAGATGATGAAATAATTACATACACTGGAAAAACCACTTTTTCATTCACTGGATGTATTAGAGGATTTGTTGGAATTACTTCATATAGAAGTGAACTGAACAAGGAAGAGGTTATATTTAAAGAAACTGAATCTGATGATCATAAAAGTAATTCAATAATTAAAAATTTAAGTTGTTTATTCTTAAAAGAATTTTTATCAAAAACAAAAAATGAATTTCTACCAGGATTTGAAGAAAGGTCACTAACACCTGAATTAAATCAAAATATTTTTATAAAGCAAGCAAAAGATTTTTATCTAAGTAAAGGAACAGACATATCATTTGAAATTTTATTTAAAGCTTTATATAATGAAGATGTAAAAATTATTAAACCTAGAGATTTTTTAATTTCGCCATCAGATGCACAATATAGAATTACTAATGATTTAGTAGTAGAAGCAATTGAAGGAGATCCTGTAAATTTAAATAATGCCACATTATATCAAAATGAATATGGATTTGGAGTTGATTCAAACAAAGCATATGCTCCAATTACAGATGTTGAAAAAATATCTGTAGGGTATGGACAAACATTTTATAAAATTAGTTTTGATGGTGGATATAATAGAGATATTAACGTAGATGGAGCAGTGTATGGTGAGTTTACCGTAGAACCCTCCACTAGATTGATAGGACAAGTTTCTTCTGGTTCAACAGTTCTTGATGTGGACTCAACTGTTGGTTTTGGCACCACAGGAGAATTGTATGTTACATACAATGATACTACAACTGGTGTTGTATCCTATACCTCAAAATCTTTAACTCAGTTTTTTGGTGTTAGTAATTTAACAAACACTATACTTGATGCATCTACTGTCGGCGTCAATACATTTGCATATGGAAGATCTAATCTAGATCAGGATGAAATTATTAAGGTTAGAATCAATTCTGTTTTAAAATCAATTGAAATACCGTCAAATACAAGTGATTTGTTAAAAGGTGGAAAACTCAATGTAACAACTTTGGGGGTTTCTGAAAATAATAAAAAAACAAATAATTGGTTTTATAATGTAGCACCAATTTATAAAGTAAATAAGGTAGAATTGAAAGATGCATCAGATAATACGTATAAAGTTACTTTAAACGTATCTCCTTATATCAAAAAAGGTGATTCAGTTAAACTTATTTTAAGTGATGGATCTGAAAAAGAAACATTAGTTGTTGAAATTTTAACTGATAAATCTTTTCTTATTAGGGGTCAAGGA